TGCCTCGCGTAATTGCGTTGCAAGAGCCAAAAAGTCGGGAAATATGACGTGGAGCCCCAATGCCCCCGTCCTTTCCGCCAAGCCGGTCGATATTTACTTTCGATGCATGGAAAGTGAAACAGAAATGAAAGGGATGGATGCATTGTCACTTGCCCATGAGATCTCGAAGATCCCGGATGGCACGTTCACAATTGCATTCTTCACATGTTCCAGGAGTAAGGGCAAGGCATCTAGTAAGCTCACGATCAAAGAAGGTTGTAAGACCAGGGCACAATTGCCAGATGAAGTGTTCGATATCGATAGTGATAACTTCTTTCTATTCACTGACTCAGAGGGCAATCCTAAGATGTGCTATCGCATTCTGATACGATTCATGGGATTCCCTCAAGATAAGTTCAAACTAAGAAAAACCCGGTTCGTATGAACATGAAAGATTATGATTCTCAAATGATTGGTAACCTCGGCGCATACGTCGATGAACGCAACACCTTCTCCTTCCAGATGGGATCCAATCCTTCAGGAGCAATTGATCCAGGCTTTGAAAATGACTTGTCAATGATAGGAACACCACAGTCATGGTTCTCAGTCAATGGTTATCAGATAGCAGCTAGAGGCAGCAACAACACATTGGTAGAAGAGACCGAACGTGATATTGAAGCCAACCGGTTGCTTCCTCGACTGTACAACAAACAGATGATCATGTTGTACGGCAATGGCCCCATGTTATATAAGACCAGCATTGAGAACAATAAGGTTGTTAAACAATGGATCGATAACAAAGAGGTAACCTCTTACTTTGATCGATGGATGCTCAATGGCATGGAGCAATCGTTCACTGATTTTTGCAAATCAAACGCCAAGAACTATTATTACTTCAGAGACTTTTATTCGAAGGTAAGAATGTCGATGGGTTCTGCCATTGGCAAGAAGCCTATAGCTGGACTGGAAGCCATGGAGAATAAGGACTGTAGGCTTTGCACCAGTCGCATGGATGTGGCTACCAACCTCATTAAATACAGTGATCTGCGTCAGGTTGCTGTTGGATCATGGTTGTATGGAGGATCCAATTTCCAGATCTATCCCAGGTTCGATATCAGGCAACTGAGTAATTATAATTTTGCAGCCATTTCTCATCATAGGGAAAAATCGGTTGGAGACTTTTATGGTAACAATGAAACGCACCAGGGCACGAAGTCGTACATCCGTGGCGCCAATCAGAATGCAGATTATATCAATAGTTTTCTAAAAAACTCGCTGGCTGCCAAACTGCATATCATTATTCCGGATAGTTGGATGGAACAAAAGCGCAAACAGATTACTGCTTTGTGTAATGAGAATAAGAAAAGAGCAGCCCAAACACCGCCACTTGCTGCCGTGAAATACAACGATATTGAAATTGGGACAGATTTCCGAGAATCTTCATTGATCCAATACGTCAATCAGGAGCTTCGTAAACTGTCTGCCTACCTTTCCGGATCTGAAAATCAAGGCAAAGCCTGGGCTACCTACAGCCATCGTGAAGGTCAGAATAAAGAGGAAGATCGTTGGCGCATCGAAAACGTCGATTTGAAATACAAGGAATATATTGAAGCTTTGATTTCTTACGACAAACGTGCTGACGAAGTTATTACCACTTCAGTCGGATTGGACGCCTCTGTATCTGGAATCAGTAAGGATGGGATCATCAGTAAATCTGGATCCGATTTATATTACAATTATCTGATTTATTTGATTTCGCTCACCCACGATGACGAAAAAGTGTGCGAGCCTTTGAATCAGATTTGCCTGCAGGGGAATTTCCCTCAATTATATGCTGAAGGGTATCGTATAGGTTTCTACCGCGAAATCCCATCCCGTCAGGAAGATGTGTCACCTACGAACCGCATTAATCAACAACAGCCATGAGTCTAATATTGGATGAACTTTTTCCTACTATTGCCGATTTGCGCCTGGTGGTTCCTTCGCTTGGAACGAGTGTAGACAAGGAGAAGCTGAATAGCTCCGCCTCGGCTGCTAAAAAACAGATCTGCAACGTCATCACAAAGGATATCTATGACACAATTGTTGCTGATGATGGCGATGCTGATATGAAGGTTGCTCTTGCCCAGGCATTGGCAAACGCTACGATGGTAAAACAGGTTACCTTCGATGTAATTGAATATCGTAAGTCGGCAGTTGCAGTCTATAAGAATGAGCAGGAAAACATGCGCCGTTCGTTCATGGAAGGTTATTACAACGCCATGGATACGCTGTTATACTTGCTAAAGAAAGATGAGACATGGCTTGCCACTCCATTTTCCAAACAGCAGCAAGAGCTCAAGATATCGACCGCTGAAGACTTTAATGCCCTTTATCCGATTGATAGCTCATACCTGTTTTTTTTCCGGACCATGGCCATTCAAGCTGAAATAATTGAAGATCATTTATCTGGTTATTTTGAGTTGGCAACGAACAAGGAAGACGAACAATCCATTAAAAGGCTTAATCGCGCATTGGCTAAGATGACCGTTTCTGTCGCCCTTCAGCGCTTTGATCCAATTGAACTCCCTGCAACTATCCGAAATCTGTTTGATGATTCCTCCGCCAGTCGCTCCGGCGATTCCGAGCAGGCTCGATTGCTCGACCTGGCTAAGCAGTTGATGACTCAGGCCATGGAAACAGTGAAGGCTGTAGATCTGGTTCTAAACATATCAGAAACGACTGTAAGCGTTGATGTTGAGACATCGTTCAACCAGCCAGAAGATGGCATATTCTTCATGGGATGACAATAAAACGAAACATATCATTCGCGCTTGGTGAACAAGTATTCGAAATACCGAATGCATGGGATCTCCTATCTACGGATCAGTTTTTGAACCTGTATAAAAACATTCAGCTCTATACTGAGGGTAAACTGTCAGTTGGCATGGTCAAGGTATTGTATATCTGCGATGTTATGGGTTGGAACCCTAAGAAAATCAAAGACGACGACGCTCTATGCAACCTTACCATGCTGGCTGATCAGGTCACATTCATATTCAATATTGTCTATCCGGAAACCGTTCTAAACTCCCTGAATAACGAAGAAAAAGCCTTTTTCAGTAAAGTGCTCCCGGAACGATCAACACAGCCTATTGCCCGATATCTGGCCAAGCAAGAGTATAGTTTTGTTCTGGACTCTTGTTTTTGTGCTCAGCTGTTGCCTAAGATTACAATAGCCGGGAAGGACTACCATTCGTATAAAATCAACACCTCCTATGATGCGTTTACCTGCAGTTTGGTTGCCATTCAATATTTGGAAGCCCGATCGCTTGTTAGCGGTAAAAAGGAACAATTGCCACTTCTTGCTTCCATCCTCTATCAGGATGGCAAGTATGAATCCTCAAAAGCGCATGACCAGGCAATATTATTTGCTTCCCTTGATGAAACAATATTGGAAGCAATTGCCTTCAATTTTATCAGCATGAACAATTACATATTCCAACGCACTCAATATAAGTTATTGACTCAAGGCAAGTCAAAGCCTGCAAGCTCCATCTCTGTAGATGCTACCGATGCACTCTATAATCTGTCTGCTGATAATTATGGAGATATAAATACCATCGAACAAATGAATCTGCTTCAGTACCTGTCAATCAATCGAAAAAAGACCATCGAGTCTGTTCGAAGCCTGAATGATGCCCAAGTCAAGATTACCGAAATTGCTGAAAAAACCGGATTACCCATTCACATAATCGATGAAATTATAAAATGATTATCCAGGACATTTTTAAATACTTCGCCCAGTTCCCTGTCAAGGCAAACGTGCTCAAGCTTTTTGCCAACGGAAAGAGCTCGCTGGCTGGTTATGGCGAGCTGATGACGTTCATCACCAACATGGCTATTCATACCCGAATACCAAGTCTTACCGGCTTTGTTTTTGGCTCTGACGAAGAGGTCATCAAACTCCAGATTGACAAATGTGCTGGAAACATCATGTTTGTGGAATATGGCGAAATTAATGCCGGTACCGATAATCGAAACAGCATCAAGAATAACTGGAAGATGGCCTTCACCATAATGGCCAAACAATCCACCGACGCGGATCCAATTGAAGTTGCGCTCAACTCCGAGTCAACCCTCTCCATCGCACGCAGTATCTTATCTATGATGCTCGCTGATCAAACCGAATGCTCCTGGCTCAAGGAATTGAGCAAATCCTATTACCTGGCTCCTTTCGATCATAAAGGTTGGTCCTGTCACGGCTGGTCTGTTGTTTTTGAACGTGAAGGTGCTGATATGTTGAACCTCAAGAACCTTTAACAATGCAAGCTCCTATCTACAAATGGCTTTTTGCCCTCTTCGGCGGTGTTACGGCAATATTCTGCAACACGGCTATTCTAATCTTCGTATGTACAATTGCCATTTGTATGGACTGTTACACGTCATGGGAGCTTTCTAGACGTGTCAAGGCTAAATATCCAGGAACGGCAACCGGAAAGTTTAAAAGCAAATCGGCGAAGCGCATCATCCCAACGATGTTACAGATTTATTCACTCATCATCTTTGCCTATCTCATCGACCATTATGTTTTGGTCATGTTTTCAGAATTATACCTAGCCAACTTCGTTACCGGCATATTCTGCTTTATACAAGCCTGGTCAATGCTTGAGAATAAGTCAAGCTGTAATGGAGCCAAATGGGCTAAAATGATGCAAAAGATCATGGTGGATAAGGCTGAAAGGCATTTTGATATTGATTGTTCCGACCTTAAAAAAAACGACGATGAGAGTACTTATTGACAATGGACACGGTTTGGAAACACCCGGTAAACGATCACCGATATGGCCTGATGGATCCCAGTTGCTGGAATGGAAGTACACCCGCGAAATTGCTCGCAAAGTGGTGAACGAGTTAAAACTAAACGGAATCCCCTCTGAACTA